TATGCAAAAACAACTGGATTAACAACAGAACAACAACGTTTAACAACAATTAGTAATATTATGGGTATGTTAACTAAAATGTATCCTAATGTTACTATAGATGATGGCGAAGGAATGCCATATAATAACAAATAAAGGAAAAAGATGCAATTAAGCGAACATCTATCATTAGCAGAAGTAACACGTAGTGAAACTGCAAAACGTAGAGGAGTTTCGAATATGCCGACAGAAGCGCATATTGCAAACTTCAAATTATTAGCAGAAAAAGTTTTTGAGCCAATCAGAAATCATTTCGGAAAACCTATTCACATTTCATCTGGATATCGTTCAGCAGCTTTAAATAAAGCAATTGGCGGTGCAGCCGGCTCACAACATTGTTCAGGTGAAGCTATTGATATTGATATGGATGGCCATGCTGGTGGTGTTACCAATAAAATGGTATTTGATTATATCAAAGAAAATTTAGAGTTTGATCAATTGATTTGGGAATTTGGAACGGATACTAATCCAGACTGGGTTCACGTTTCATATGAATCAACAGGAAAACAACGCAAACAAATTTTAAAAGCAGTTAAAAAAGGTGGTGCAACATCTTACGTACCTTATAAATAAAATTTAAAATTATAGCAAATATGAAAACAGCCGCAACAGCATTTATACTTGGAATAACAACGACCATGACATTCATCGGTACATATTTTTATAATCTAACAATGGATTACGCTGATCAATATTTGGCGTTGATTGCAGTAGTATTGTTCGACGGTTTTTTCGGAATTATAGCAGGAACTAAACGAGAGGGCTTTCAAACATGTAAGGCCCTCAAAGTTCTACGTACAGCAGTTACATGGATCGTACTCTTAACAGTGTTACTAATAGTCGAAAAAGGTTTTAAAGGTACGTCATGGTTGAGTGAAACAATATTAGTACCATTTATGGTATTTCAGTTATTAAGCGCCTTGAAGAATGCTTCAATGGCTGGTTTTATTAAAACAGAAGTATTAAACCGCATATTAGATGCATTTGACAAACACAAAGGGGAAAGACAGGAATGAAACTTTTAACTAGATTATTATTTTTATTAGCATTTATACCGATGCTAAGTTTTGGACAATCAGGTCCGCCAGCACCAAGTACAGGTATTTGGGCTATTATTGATACTACATATACAGTAGGTACAACCACACAAGGTGTAACTGAAGCAAAATTAACTTTAAAGAACACAACATTAACAAAATACACAGGTGTACAATTCCGAGTATTTTATGATAAAGTAGCATTCGTTAATGCATCAGTAGCATTATTAGGGACAACAACTAACTTGGATATGCAACAAGTAGTTAATACCGCAAACGGCTACATTACAGTAACATTGGTTTATACTGGTTCAAGTTCAACATACACATTGGCTGATCAAGAAACATTTAAAATTACATTTACACACGCAGCACAATCAATATTCAACAATTTAACTGCAATTAGTGACTTAACTTGGACTGGAGTTCAAACATTTACACCAGGAGCAGCAGCACAAGACGGAACAGATGTAACATTAGGATTACATTCATATGGTGGTGAATTTGTATTCCAAAACTTTGATTACCACGGAACATTTAAAAATGTAACAGGTACACCCGCTAAAAACTTAGTATTAGCATTAGAGAAAAGACCAGCCACCGGTGGAACATGGGCACAAGTTAATACTTATACAACTGACATCAACGGCGACTTCACAATATCAGAACCATTAGATACTACATATTGGGATGTACGTTTAGCGGTTAAGGGTGACACAATGTTAGCAGGTAACGTGATATCTACATCAGATGCCCAACTAATTAACCAATGGGTATTAGGAACTAGTACAATGAACGGATTTGACTATTATGCAGCAGATGTTAATGGGTCGAATGGCGTAACAATTGCAGATGCTTATGGCGTGTTCGGTAGAGTGTCAGGAAGATTTACTTCATGGCCAAACTCAGTTAAAGATATTAAATTCTTTACCGCAGCTGAATATACTACAATTAATGGATCTTCAACTAATTATACATCAACTATTGCAGGGGTAACTAATTTCACATTTGATATTGTACCAGGTGCACCAGATTCAGTTGTATATTACGTAGCAGTACCAGGTGATGCAAATGGAACAGGTTACCATATGGCACGTGTAACTCCAATTGAAGTTTTAATTGACCCAACACCGGGAGTTGAATCTCAAATTTACAATGTTATTGACAACAAAGTAGAATATGATTTTGCAACATCTCAAATTGAGGTAAATGTACCAAGATTAACAGTACAAGAAGGAAACGTAGTAAATATACCAGTAAAAGTTCTTACAAATGGTATTGCATTAAATGCATTACAATTCGGATTAAAATACGACCCAGCATTATTATCATTTAGTGGAGTATATGCAACATCGAATGCAACAACATGGTTAACTTATATTAATCCAAATGATGGACAAGTTGATTGGGGAGGTTATGATGTAACTGACAATCAAAACCCATTACAAGACGGAGATGAAGTTATTACAATGCAATTTGTAGCATTAAAACCACAAACTCAATGGGATAACAGTCCTTTATACACAACTAACAAATTTGCTGGTAAAGCTGGAACATCTAAAGACTTAACAATTACCCCAGCTAATGGAATTATACAAGTAGTTAAAATGAGTGACAATGTTATTCTAATTAATAACAACAGCATGCAAATTGTACCTAATCCAGTTAAAGACATTGTAACAATTATATTCAATGTGTTAGAACCAACAAATGCTTCGTTAACTATTAGAGATTTACAAGGAAGATTGTTAATGGATGTTGTTTCAGGACAAATACCAGAAGGACAATTTTCATATCAAGCTAATTTAGGGAAATTGGCAACAGGTTTATATATTGCAACACTATCAATGGAAAATGGTGTATTTATTGCAGAAAAATTAGTAAAACAGGATTAATATGTCAGAAGAAACAAACAATGACGGAACGTGGTCAGGAATGAAAAAGACCATTATAGGAACATTAACTACAGTTATCACAGGTGGCGGTGTTTGGGTATCAACTTTATTATTTGGGGGACATTCAGAAGAAGCTCCAGTAGAAGATAAGTCAGAAGCAAAAACAGAACAAGCAGCACCAGCTCCGGTAATTGTCAATGTATCTCAAAGTCAAGAAAACAAACAAAAAGTAGAAAACGGTGGTCCAACGGTTATTCGCGAACGAGTAATTGAAAAATCCGCACCAGCTGCTCCAGCACCAAAAAAAGAAGAAGATTCATGGTAAGATTTTTAACTATCTTATTTCTATTACCTTTAACACTCCTTGCTCAACCAGTAGGGAGTGTTAAAACTGAACAATACCAGGCAGACTTTGAAAAGAAACAAAGCATCGATGTTGTTGCAAATTATACTGATACAATTAAAGTCCCGATTCAATTATTAAAAATTGGATTCAATGATGAGTTGTATGAGATGTATCCTGAATTAAAACAAAAACGTGTAGGTTTAGGTGTAACTAATATTGTTGTTGAATTTTTAGAGTATACTGGTAGATTCATATTTACCGAAGAGAAAGAAGATATAAAACAGCGAATGATTGCCCAAGATAAAGCATCAGATAAGGGCATATCATCAAACAAAATTGAAGTTAAGGGTAATGTGGTGCTAGCAAAGTATTTTGTGTATATTGAGGTATATGACTTCTCAGTATCAGAAGATGATGTGGTTAAACTGAATGGAGTTAACACAATCACTCAAACAACACAATTAGGTTTGCAAATTAAATTCGTTAATGCGGAAACAAGTGAAGTTATCGTTGGATCTGGTTTGGGTGAGGCTAGCACAGTTAAAACTGAATCAATTCTTGGCGATATATCAGATGATGTTAAATTCAATCAATCTACTATTGGAACATCAACAAAAAAAGCTTTAGAAACAGCAGCATCCCGAATTATAACACGATTGATTGCTAAAGGCGTATTTAAGTCATAATAGCGGTTGGAGAAATAATATTAACTTATTATAATATTTTAAGGATGTATAATGAAGTATTTCATAGCAATAGTACTAAGTTTAATCACGTTACAACTTAATGCACAAAACTATGTGTATTCATATACAGATCCATGCACCGGGATATTGAAATCAATTACCGTTCCAATTAATGGATCGATAACAGTTTCATATTATGGAGAAGTTGGAACATTTAGTGGGCAGGATTTTCAAAATGGTGTTTTTGAAACATGGGCTAATCAGCAATTAGATCAGTATCAAAATATATCTCCTTGTTCGCAAATAGTAGGTGTAGCAACGACGGTAGCAATAACACAATCTACGGCACTTAATACTATTAGTATTTTAGGCTCATTATCAGCAATTGCAGATATAGCAGGAGCAACAAATATTCTAGGGGGTGCGGTTAACACAGTAAATGGAGGAAGTACCTCTGAGAATGATAATAATGGAAACAATGGAAACAATTCTAGCAGTACTGGGAATAGCGGTGGTAATAGTATCAGCACTACTCCTAGCAATGTG